TGGCGATGATGCGTGAGCTGGGAGACTTTGAAACGATTCGCTTAACGATTGTCCAGCCCCAGGTTGGCGCGAACCGCACTCACGAGATGAGCCTGTACGAGTTGCTCCAGTGGCGCGACAACGATCTCATGAAGGCGGTCAACGAGATTGTTACGATGAACGCCTACCCTACCCCGTCACGGGATGCGTGCAAGTATTGCCCAGCTAAGTTAGTATGCCCAGCCCTGCGCGAGAAGGCTTACGAGTTGCCACTAGCGCCCACGAAGGAACTCACCGAGAGCGAGATCGCCACCTGGCTGGAGCAGGGTGAGCTGGTGGAGGCGTTCTACGAGGAGCTGAAGAAGGTGGCGACCAAGCGCCTTGAGGACGGCGCGGCAGTGCCAGGCTGGAACCTGGTTCCGAAACGCGCCATCCGCAAGTGGAAGGCAGACATCGACATCAGCGACTTGCCAATTGAAACCGCCAAGCTGTACAAGAGCGAGCCAATCACGCCAGCGCAAGCTGAGAAATTACTGAGCAAAGATGACAGGCATCTGCTCGACGATTTGACAGAGAAGGTCTCAAGTGGACTGACTCTGGCAAAGATGTTGGAATCCTCCGACATTTAACATTGTGCTAACGCACGCAACTTAGGAAACTGAAATGCTGAATCTTTCAAACAACTCTGGATCAGGAAACTCTTACATCCGATTCGCTCCCCAGGCTAACGCCTGGACGAACCGCGACGGCGAGGAAATCCAACTCAAGAAGGTGGTCATGGACCTGGACTCGGTGCAAACAGGCTGGCTGATGATTGGAGCCGGTGTACGCGACTGGCAGCCGGATGAGACTCTGGGCGCTAAGAGCCAGTCGCCTGGTGAGGGCTACAAACGCGGGTTTGTCGTGACGCTGTACTCAAAGGAACTCGGCCTGGTCGATTGGAGCGCCAACGCCTACGGTCCATGCAAGGGCTTTGAGAAGATCTACAACGAATCCGAGAAAGCTGCTGGCGATAACTTTGGCAAGCTGCCGGTCATCGAGTATGTTAACTCGACGCCGGAGAAGGTCGGCAAGGGCAACACGCGAGTCCCAAACTTCAAATTGGTGAGCTGGGTAGCGCGTCCATTAGGCATGGATGCGGACGGCGGTGAGTTTGTTGAGCCGGAGCCAGCGCCTGTACGCAAGGCCAAGCCAGCGCCTGCGCCTGTGATGGATGACGAAGAGTTTTTCTAACCAGTAGTCTGGTGGCCGGTGGGTTGATCTCCACCGGCTTTTTTTCCTCTAAAAATTGAGAACAAGAAAATGGACACTGAAACAATAGCCAAAGCCCTGGGCAACGCCAAGAAGGTGAACGGGAACTGGCTGGCGAGTTGCCCTGTTGCTGGCCACGGCCGAGGTAACGGGGACAAGAACCCGTCCCTATCTATTAAGGAAGACAATGGGAAGTACCTGTTCCATTGCCACGGTGGGTGCGACCAGCACTCTGTATTCGACGCAGTGCGGGAACGCAACCTCTTGCCAGCACTCCAGCGCCAGGAGTACAGTCTCGCGCTTATCAAGGGTGAATTGATGACTATGCCAACGCTGGAGCAGGAGTGGGAATATAAGGACGAGGTAGGAGATACCCTATTTGTAAAGCGCCGGTTCAAAGTGAACTCTGAGAAAGGTAAGACGTACAGCTTGCACAAGGTGGATGCCGCTGGCAACCGCAAGGGCAGCATGACAGGGGCGCGGATAGTGCCTTACCGCCTGCCGGAACTCATAAACGCCAGGGAAGCAGGACGCGCTATCTACCTGGTGGAAGGCGAGAAGGCAGCGGATGCCCTGGTCAGCATAGGTGCGATTGCCACAACGAGCCACGCTGGTGCTGGGCACTGGCCGGAGGACATCACCCAATACTTCGCCGGCGCGGTAGTGATAGTGGTTCCCGACTGCGATGCACCAGGCTGGAAGTACGCCAAGCGGGTGGTGGAGGCGCTGCTGCCGGTAGCTAAGGCGATCCGCGTGCTCGACTTCAACTTACCGGATTTGGGTGACGATGCCTACGAGTGGGTCGCGGACGGTGGAGATCGGGCCAAGCTGGCAGAACTCGCCAAGGCGCTACCCGTCATCACCAGCGTGGACCAGGTAGTGACACCTGAGTGGATTGAGCCAAAGTCTATCGAAGTTACCGTAGAACCCGATAACTTGGATATACCTGATCTGGGTACGAACGTACCTATCCTGATACCACGGCAACTGCTCAACATTGAGGCTTGGGATGACATTGAGGACGAGCCGGTTGAATACTTAATAGATGGGGTGCTACCTAAACGCGGATTCATTGCCCTGTTCTCACCGCCGGGTAGCTATAAGTCATTTGTGGCAATGGATATGGCCGAGGCGGTGGCAACTGGCAGGCCGTGGATGGGGCGCGATGTTCCAACGCCAGGGGGAGTGTTAATCATTGCGGGTGAGGGGCATGGGGGTATAGGCGCTCGCATCCGCGCTTGCAAGAAGCACAACAAAACACCAGTGGGAGCCGAAATCTATGTTTTGAGGGCCGCCATCAACCTTAGATCTAGCGCGGAAGACTTTGATTTGCTAGTGTCATCCATTAAGGAGTTGATTGAACGCACTGGTGTCCAGTTCGAGCTTGTGCAGATTGACACATTAGCCAGGGCTTTCGGCGGTGGCCAAGAAAATAATTCTGAAGACATGGGGGCGTTTATACATAACATGGGACGGATTCAACGCATTTTGAATTGCGCCTTGATGATCATCCATCATGCAGGCAAGGACAGCAGTAAGGGCTTGCGTGGCCATAGTTCATTGCTAGCTGCGGTGGACACCCAACTGGAACTGATGAAGATTGACGCTCCACCTAACCCGACAAGCGAGATAGCTGGCAGGGGACTGATCCTTATCAGCAAGATGAAAGACGGCCAGGACGGGGTGCGAATTGGCTTTGAGATGGTCAAGGTGGAGATCAAGGCCAGCGCGCTAGGCATTGGCGACGCGCAGATTAGCCTGGCCGTGAGAGCAAGTGACGAGGCAATGCAGCAGCAGGCGCAGGCCAGTGCAATCCAAAGGCAAGAGAAGCCACGCAAGCTGCAGGAGAACCAGCAAGTCGCCCTAAACGCCATCCACAAGGCAATCGAGAAGAACGGGCACATGACAAACGTAGGGAACGAGCGGCACAAGACGGTGACGGTGAACGAGTGGAAGGATGAGTTTGTGAAGCTGAAGGGTGACAGCCAGAGCATCAACACGGACTTCTACAAGGGCAAGAAGTCGATGTTCGCCAAGGAATTGGTGGGCTATCACAAGACGGATGTCGCGGAATACTGCTGGGTAATCTACCCTGACAAGGACAAAGATGAGCCGTTTGTGGCGTCATTATGATAGCCGACTTGTGAAGTTGGCTATCAAATCATGGCAAGCTGGCTATGTACTTTTGTTTGAGAAACATAGCCGACTTGTAAAAACATGGCAAGCTGGCTATGGTCAAGTCGGCCAGAAATAGGTAGTCGGATAGCCGACTTCATAATATTGCTTAATGCAATATGAAGTCGGCTAGTCGGCTATCTCGGAATTTAGAAGATGGCTATCAGTTGAAGTCGGCTATGGAAGGAGATTAGAGATGGCAACGAAGAAATTATTGGAGACTGACGTGTATCCGAGCGACCGTTTCAAAGTCTTTGAGCATTCGCTCATGGTTGAGATGGAGATGGCGAAGATGGAGCATGAGAAGGTCTGGGGCATAGACCGAGTGATTGACCTGGTGGATGCAGAGTTCCGGAGAAAGGTAAACGCACAACGGGAGCGCATCTGGGAGGCCAGCCAGGCGAGGGACGAGGAACGGCTAGAGAAGGCCATCAAGGGAATGATCGCGGCCTACAAGGCGTTGACCAGGTGGGCGACTGAGGCAGGCATAGAGCAGATGCCTAAAATCGATTGCATGGAATACCGGATGGCTGATGGCAGTTTGATGGTCATCGTCAGGGACAAGAGAACAGCGACCTGGTACGACCAGTTCCGCAAGCTGCCAGTTAATCGCTCGGTCTGGACTCTCGAAGAGCTGGAAGTGGTAATGAACAGTAAGACTCTTACTCAGGTAAGGGAGATCAAGGCGGCGATACCTGGAACGAGAATGATTCCTATTCAGCCTCAAGGCTCCAGCGGGTTTGAGGACATGGAGAACGACATCGACATCAGTAAGCCGTTTAAGGGCGGGAAGATGTTTGATACGAAGGCAGCAGAAAGGGACAAGAATGAACGCAGGAAGTGATTTGCAGCATGAGGTGGTATGCAGGGTGCTTGCACCAGCTAAACGCGCTTGGAGGGCTTTGTAATGCCTGGAAATCCGAAAGTTAGAGCAGACATGGCGCTACTGGAAGACTTGGACGCGGAGCTTGTGCTGTCGATGTTTGAGGAGGGGCGCAGCAAGGCAGACATATGCCGTGGCCTGGGAATCGGACGGCGTGCGCTCGATCGGTGGATAGATGAGAATGATTATCATTCTATAATTACACGCGCGCGGGTGGAAGCTGCCTCGCATCTCGCTTGCGAGACACTCGCCATCGCGGACGGCATGGACGTGGACAACGGCCAGCGCGACGTGCAGCGCATCCGGACGCGGCAATGGCTGGCGGAACGCTGGGATCGCAAGACGTACGGCACTGATAAGGCGCAGTCGGTGAACATTTCCATCCAGGGTTTACGCATGGAGGCGCTGCGCCACGTCGAAGTGGTAGAGGAGTTATCCACAGAACGAATGCCAAAGTTATCAACAGAACCGGTGCAACTGCCCAACGATTAGGCAGAATCACGCATAAACAGCATTTCTAGGTTCACATAATGGACACTGTATCTATTGCGTTATTTGTATATTGTCAGCGTTATCGGGACAATGTTCAATGGAATCAACGAGTTACGCGCACCAGGCCGCATCACCATAGGCAGAGCAGCCCATGCTGAGTTGTCCACAGGCTGCAGCCCGTCGCCAGGTGGCCGCGCCCTGGCCGACCGGCGCCCGCCCCCCCCCGTGGGGCGCGTGGCGGCGGGGCGGTTGTGGCAGTACCTAAACACCTACCGAACCCACTGTTCCCCTGACCCCCTACCCACCCACCTGGTAACGCCCTATGTCTTCCAAAAAAAATTTTGAGAATTCCGAGAACCCGTTTATTGAGTTCGCATTGCGGTATCGCAACGACCCTGTGCTGTTTGTCAGGGAGGTGCTGAACACCGAGCCTGACACTTGGCAAGTAGAGTTTCTGAATCACATTGCGGCTGGAAACCGACGCATCAGCGTGAGATCGGGCCACGGCGTGGGCAAGTCAACCGCCAGCGCCTGGGCGATGCTGTGGTATCTGTTCCTGCGGTTCCCTGTCAAGATTGTGGTTACAGCGCCAACGTCAAGCCAGCTTTACGATGCCCTGTTCGCGGAACTGAAGCGGTGGGTTAAGCAGCTACCGCCCATGCTGGCCGACCAGTTGGACGTGAAACAGGACAGGGTCGAGGTGAAGGAAGCGCCCAACGAGGCGTTCATCTCGGCCAGGACTAGCCGCGCAGAGCAGCCCGAAGCACTCCAAGGCGTCCACAGTGACAACGTCATGCTGGTGGCCGACGAGGCGTCCGGTATCCCCGAGGCGGTGTTCGAGGCCGCTGCCGGTTCCATGTCGGGGCACAAGGCGGTCACCCTGCTGCTCGGTAACCCTGTGCGCTCCACGGGTTTCTTCTACGACACCCACAACCGGCTCAAGGATGATTGGGTGACGATGAAGGTGAGTTGCGCCGACTCGCCCCGCGTCTCCCAGGCGTACCTCGGGGAGATGGCGGCGCGTTACGGCGAGGAGTCAAACGCCTACCGGATTCGCGTACTGGGCGAGTTCCCCAGGTCAGATGACGATACTGTCATCCCTATGGAGCTACTGGAGATGGCGCAGCAGCGAGACGTTGAGCCGAGTCAGTCGGCGCCAATGGTCTGGGGCCTGGACGTTGCCAGGTTTGGGTCAGACAGGTCGGCACTCTGCAAGCGCAAGGGGAACGCGGTGACCGAGCCAATCAAGACCTGGAAGAATCTGGACCTGATGCAATTGACCGGCGCGGTGGTCTCCGAGTACGAGGCTCTGCCGCCGTCCGAGCGACCAGTAGAAATCCTGGTGGACAGCATCGGCCTGGGCGCGGGAGTGGTTGACCGGCTGCGGGAACTGAATCTTCCCTGTCGCGGCATCAATGTTTCTGAGTCACCCGCGATGGGCGCGACCTACCGGAACCTGAAAGCCGAGCTATGGCACAAGGCAAAAGCCTGGCTGGAGGGGCGTGACTGCAAGATGCCAAAGGACGAGGCTTTAGTCAGCGAACTTGCCATCGTGCGGTATTCGTTCACCTCCAGCGGCAAGATTCAGATTGAGGGCAAGGACGAGATCCGAAAGCGGGGTTTCCCGAGTCCTGACCGCGCCGACGCCTTTTGCCTGACGTTTGCCAGCGACGCGGTGATAGGTGCATTCGGCGGTGCTAAAGTGTCCTGGAGTAAGCCGTTGCGCAGGAATCTGCCTCGCGTTGCATAATTGCGCATCCAACTGAAGGAGCGAATCCATGAAGATTGACAAGGCCGCTAAGAAAATCGCCAAGGTGATGGGCGAGTACAAGTCGGGCAAGCTGCACTCGGGCATGACCAAGCGCGTTGTGAAGAATCCCAAGCAGGCGATTGCTATTGCGATGTCCGAAGCTGGCAAGTCCAAGCCGAAGGGGAAGATGTAATGGCTACACGCGACGTACCCGCTAAGTACCAGGCGGCGATGGACCAGATGATGACTTCCGAGAAGGAGGTGGCAAAGTGCCCTATGCCTACCCAGGACGTGGTGCTGAATCTGAAGAACCGCGCCAAGGCAATCACCACCGCCGGTTACGGTCCTGAGAACCCGAAGCTGCCAAACGAGGCTTTCTGGCGTAACAAGGCAGACACCTGGGACGTGAGCATCGAAGATTCAAAGAAGAGCCTGTGCGGTAACTGCGCGGCGTTTAACGTGCAGGACTCGATTAAGCAATGCATTGCGAAAGGAATTGGAAATGAAGCAGATCCTTGGGGAACTATACGACTCGCTGACCTCGGCTATTGCGAGATTTTCGACTTCAAGTGCGCAGCTAGT